GATGCGCTGGCAACGGATACTTACGCCGAGCCAGGCCAGGGAGCGCCAGCGGCTACGGCGTCTCTGGCGGCCAAGATCAATTATCTCTACAAATCCTGGCGGAACAAAAAGACGCAAACATCGACGACACGCAGCCTGTACAACGATGCTGGAGATACCGTGGATCAAAAAGCTACGGACTCAGATGATAGCACGACCTTCACGAAAGGCGAGCTGGGTACTGGACCTTAGCGATGGCGATTGATACAGCTGCAAAACGTTTATCCTGTCTGGACTTTGAGGAGGTCTGGGCTGAGGCCATACCCATACCGGACGGCACGATCAGTCAGGCCGATCGCCAGCATTTGATCTGGAGCTATGCCGGTATTCTGGCTGCTGCTGTTGCAGGAGTTATAGATACCATAGCATTCACCCTGTACATCGATCAGGCGCGGGCATTTGATAAATATATCGACCAGGCGCAAGATTTTGAATTGGAGTTATAGCCATGTCAGCAAATGAGATCCACGTCGGCGATATCGGAACGGTGCTTACTGTGACGGTCAAGGATGATACCGCGGTCGTCAATATCAGCTCAGCAACCACGAAGCAGATCATCTTGAGGAAGCCATCCAGTAGCAAATTGGAGAAAACTGGCGTCTTCGTGACGGACGGCTCGGATGGCCAGATGAAATACACCACTGTCTCAGGCGATCTGGGTGAGTCTGGCGATTGGAGCGTCCAGGCCAAGGTCGTGCTGACATCTGGCACCTGGTTTAGCGACGTGAGCACGTTCACGGTGCACCCGAACTTATGACCGCCATCTACCTCCTCCCCACCTGGTCAAAGATCATCGCCCTGCTGCTCATAGGCGCTATTCTGGGTGGCCTGCTGACCATAGCAGCCGTTGCGATCAGTGCCAATGCAAACATTCCGGCGATAGTTTTCACTGCCAATGAGGAGTCTTACTACCGCGGCGTGTATGCCAGCTGCCTGGTGATGGCGCAGATAGCCACGGGTCTGGACTATCAGGAGTTCGAGGGCTACTGCAATAAGATTACAGCCGCGGGGCGCGAAGTGGACGCGTACAACGGGCAGGCTCCTGGGTACGAGCCGGGGAGCAGGCTGACGTTCGAGGGTAAAGATGGGTGACAATGGCAAGCTGACCTGGAGCAATGAACGGCGCAGGCTGGGTGACTTGAAGCCCTGGCCGCGCAATCCACGCCAGATCAAAACAGACCAGGCTAAGCGGCTGGCTGAGAGCCTGGAACAATTCGACCAGGTGGAGACTATTGCCGTGGGTCCAGATAACTCAATCTACAATGGCCATCAGCGGCTCAATGTCTGGCGGGAGAAGTACGGGCCTGATTTAGAGGTCGATGTGCGCGTAGCATCCAGGCCGCTGACCGAGAAGGAGCGTGAGAAGCTGACTATCTTTCTACATAAAGGTGCATCCGGTGAATGGAATTTCGATTTACTGGCGAATGAATTTGAGTTCAATGATTTACTGGCGTGGGGCTTCGATGAGAAGGAACTGCTGGGGCTGGATTTTGGCATGGCCGAGCCAGCGGAAGACCCTGGAGCTGAGATCGATCGGGCTGAGGAGCTCAGGGAGAAATGGCAAACCGCCTCAGGCCAGCTGTGGGAACTTGGAGAACATAGATTAATTGTGGGTGATTGCACGGATGCGGAGGTGGTGGCAAGGGTGATGCAGGGAGAGAGGGCAGCGATCACGTTTACGAGTCCACCATACAATGCCGGTAAAACGCCTACAGAAGAGAAGCTAGGAACCGAGCGCAAGTACAAATATTATTCAGATGACTTGCAATTGGATGAATACTTAGAACTACTGAGAAACTTCACTACAAATGCGCTTGAATGGTCTGAGTATGTATTCGTGAATATTCAGATGCTTGCAGGGAATAAGGCTGCGTTTCTAGATTACCTGGGCGCATTTTCTAGTAGGTTGGCAGACATCGCAATTTGGGATAAGCAGAGAGCGCAACCTGCCATGGCTGAGAATGTACTGAATAGTCGCTTTGAGTTCTTGTTAGTATTTGGATCCCTGGGCGCTTCTAGGCACTTGCCCGGGAACTTTCGCGGGACTATCGATAATGTTTACAGCGGCAAACCACAGACAAATAATGATCTTGGTGTAGATATTCACGCCGCAACTATGCCACTTGATTTTGCTGAGTGGGTGGTTGGTAACTTCTCGACTGGCATTGTTTACGAGCCCTTCTGTGGAAGTGGAACAACGATTGTTGCCTGCGAACGCCTCTCCCGCCGCTGTCGAGCCTGTGAAATAAGTCCTGCCTATTGCGCCGTGGCTTTGGAGAGGTGGAGCCAGATGACTGGCAAAGAGCCGAGGCTGATGGAGTGAGCATACTTGGGTGCATAAATGAGCGGTAAACGGAGATCGTTAGCGCAGATTACGAGGGATAGGCGGCGGATAGCCGACCTATATTTGCGCGGCTGGTTGCAGGTAGATATTGCTGCTGAGGTGGGACTGAATCAGTCAACAGTCAGTCGTGATCTTACTGTGCTCCAGGATGATTGGAAGCGGGCCGCGCTCATGGATCTGAACGAAGCCAAAGCACGGGAGCTTGCCAAGGTTGATGCTCTTGAAATTGAATATTGGAAAGCCTGGGAAAACAGCCTGAAGGATGCTGAGGTATTTATTACTGAAAAAGTCGGCACTCAAAAAGGGACCAACATGGATAAACGCGGCAAAGAGGTTTTCAGGCGCGAAGGGCAAACTGGAAATCCATCATTCCTCGCTGGAATTCAGTGGTGCATTAATAAGCGCTGCGAAATTCTGGGGCTGGATGCGCCAAAGAGAACGGATCTCACCAGCGGCGGCGAGAGAATCCGAGCCATTGGCCTGGGCGTGGATATTGACAAATTGTGATGACCTATGTACTCAAAACCGACTTCGATAACGCGGTTTACACCCCATACGGCGGAGCCAAGGAACTGATGTACTCCACTGACCACGCCGTTGTCATCGCTGGCCCTGCTGAGACGGGCAAAACGCTAGCTGCCTGCTGGAAGGCGCATATCCTGGCCTGCAAGTACCCAGGCTGCCAGGGCGCTATCGTGCGCAAGACGCAGAAGGCAGTCTATGGCAGCGTCTTACAGACCTACGAACGCATTATCAAAGATGCGCCTGTGGAGATCTACGGCGGCGAACGACCCGAGAAGTTCATCTACGCCAATGGCTCAATCATCTGGGTAGGCGGGATGGACAATCCCGACAAAGTATTATCCTCCGAGCGTGACTTTATCTACCCTAACCAGGCCGAAGAATTGTCTTTGGATGACTGGGAAAAGCTGCTCACCCGCGCCACTGGCCGCTCTGCGGTCATCCCCCATCCCCAGGTGTTCGGGGACTGCAACCCGTCAGGCTCGCGTCATTGGATCAGGGAGCGAGCTGGGGAGGGTGCATTACGCTTTATCCCCTCTTACCATCGGGATAACCCAACACTGTTTGACCCCGAGACGGGCGAGATCACCACACAAGGCAAGCGTACCATGGGTATTTTAGAGAACCTGACCGGCGTGCGGCGCAAGCGGCTGCTGGAGGGCATCTGGGCTACCGCTGAGGGGGCGGTATACGACATGTTCAACCCAGAGGTGCATGTCCGAGAGCGGATGCGTGAGGAGTTCCAGCGCTGGATCCTGTGCATGGACGAGGGCTATACCAACCCAGCGGTCATCCTACTGATTGGCATCGATGGCGATGGACGCCTGCACATCGCCAGAGAGTTCTACCGCCGAGGTGTGTTGCAAAAGGTGGTAGTCGAGACAGCCCGCCAGTGGTACGACGAGTATCACCCCGACAGCGTAGTAGTGGACCAATCGGCTGCTGGCCTAATCGCTGATCTGCGCGACGCAGGCATGCCAGCGCAAGGTACTAAGGGGCGTGTGTTGGATGGCATCACCGCTGTGCAGGGCTATCTGCGAGTGCAGGCCGATGGCAAGCCACGGCTAACGGTCGATCCGGCCTGCGTGGATACGATCAATGAATTCGAATCTTATGTCTGGAAGCCGGAGAAGGATGAGCCGGTCAAAGAGAACGACCATGCTATGGATGCGCTGCGCTATGGCATCCTGGTACTGGACACCGGGTCGGTAATACTATTTGGAGCCTGATCATGGCACTATTACACGAAGACAAACGCATCAAAGCGATAACCTACATCCCTGGCTGGTCCGAGCTGTTCGAGACCAATAAGGTCAGTTCGGCGGCAGAGGCCTATGGCTATGTCCCGATCATCTACCGCGCCCTGCGCCTGCGCTGCAACGCGCTGGCAAAAGTGCCTGTAACGATCTTACAGGGCGAGAATGAAGTGGACTGGCCGTTCCCATCCAACCTGTATGACCTGTTATGGTGGACTGAGGCGGCGTTATTACTGGCCGGCGCAGCGTACTGGGAAAAGGTTGGCAATGAGGCCAATGTGGTCAAAAACGTGGTGTGGCGCAACCCGTTCAGCATCGATGTGACCTATGACAGCAAGAAGAAGATGCTTGAGTTCAAACAGCCGAACGAAATTGGCGGGGCCAAGTGGACCAACGACCTGGCAAACGGCAAATATGAGATGGTCTATTTTCGCGAGTTCGACCCGACCAACGACCTGCTTCCTGGCGTGGCGGCTGCTAACGTGGCGCTGACCAATTCGCAGTTGATCCGTTACCTGACCCGCTTCGGAGCCATATTCTTCGAGCAAGGCGCAATGCCGGTGGTTCTGTTGCCGTTCGAGAATATTGCGGAGCCCGAGGCGCAGCGGGTGGAAGGTTTCTTCAAGAAAATGACGACCGGCGTCAAGAATGCCTGGCGGGTGCTGGCGCTGCGCGGTATGGTGGATCCCAAGATCATTACTCCCCCGCTCAAGGACCTGGTCATCCCCGAGTTGTACGAGCAGGCGCGGCGTGAGGTGGCGGATGCTTTCGAGGTGCCATTGCCGCTGCTGGAGAACCCTGCCAACCGGAGCGTGACCGAGGAATTGCGCCTGAGCTTCTACCAGGACACGGTCGAGCCGCGTGGCTCATATATCGAGAGCGTGGTCAATACACAGCTGCTCAAGCCGCTAGGTATGGAGATGAAACTCGAGTGGGAGAAGCTGTCCATCTACCAGGAGGATGAGGAGCAACGTTCAGCCAGCCTGGAGAGCCTGACGACTTCCGGTATGCCGCTCGACATTGCGCTCGAAGTGCTTGGCTTCCATCTGAGCGAGGAGCAGTGGGAGCGGGTGCGGCCAAAGCCTGTCGAGCCGGTTCCAGAGCTGCCCCCTGCCCTACCGACCGAAAGCAATCAGGCGATGATGCTGAGGGCAGAGCTGGATCGATGGAGACGCAAGAGCCTGAAGGCCATCAAAGTTGGCAAGAATGCTGCGGTCAAGTTCGAGAGCAACCTTCTATCGGTTGCTTTACAGGGCGCTATCGATGGACAATTGGAAAGCGTCAGCACGGTCGAGGCGGTCAATGCGGTGTTCGACAGCTCTTTTTTGGGCTATCCATAATTCAGGAGTTGAATTTTGCCTGACGTCCCAAATCGCGATGAGTTAGAACGCAAGCTGGCTAAGAAGCTGGGCAGCCTTCAACGCGCCCAGATGATGCGGCTATTGGAGCACCTGGGAGACCCACCTAAGATCGAGAACGTCCCCGCCATGTTCTGGGATGAGATCGGGAAGGAGTTGGCCGTTGTGCTTGCCCCTTTTTTGGAGGAGGTCTATTTGACGCAGGCCAAGGAGCTGATGCTGAGCCAGCCAATAGGAATTGAATGGTCGCTTATTCACGAGCGAGCTGTAACATGGGTGCAGCAATACACATTCGATATGGTGCGCGACATCAACCAGACGAGCAGGAGCGCGCTCCAGAAGGCGGTCAGCGCCTACTTCGAACGCGGGCAGACGATTGGCGAGTTGGAGCAGTCGATTAACGGGCTGTTTGGGCCAATTAGGGCTTCCATGATAGCTCAAACTGAGATAACTAGAGCTAGTGTGATGGGAGAACGAAGCATTGCCCTGGAATTAGAAAAAGTAGGTATTCGTATGATCCCAATATTTGCCACTTCATCCGATGAAAAAGTATGTCCTATTTGTGCCCCTCTAAATGGCAAGGAAGTTACTGAGGACTTATTCCCGCCCCGACATGTAAATTGTAGATGCTGGCTTAATCATGAACTCCCCAAGGCGAAACGCTAATGCCCTCCTCCGTCACCATCAAAGGCCTCGACAAGCTGCTCCGCAAGCTGGATAACGTAGCCAGCCTTAGCGCCGCCAGGAATGCGCTGCGGGCCGGCGCGCTGCATATCAAAGGCAAGGTGGATACCTATCCCCCGAGCACGATAGCCAATAGCCCCAGCAATCCAACCGGGCGCTGGTATGAGAGGGGCTTCGGGCCTAGATGGGTCAGGAAAAGAACGGGGGGTATTGGTGGCTCCAAGACGAGCGAGACGCTGGGCAGAAAATGGACGACTGCCAGCGAGGCGGGCGGGTTGCGGCAGGTGATCGGGAACAACGTCAGTTATGGCGAATACGTCCAAGGCGAGAAGCAGGCATCATTCCATAGATCGCGGGGCTGGAAAACCGTTGAGGATATTGCTGAGCAGGAGGCTGAAACGGTGGTGCGATTCGTGCAGAATGAGATTGAGAAGGCGCTGGAGGAATAATATGTCAGGTAGTGAAGGTGGCTATTTAGTACCGGATGGATTAGTTAAATTTATCTTGGAAGGTAGCTGGGTGGATCATTTCTCGCCATTGCCAGGATGGGAGATGAAGCTAGTTCGCACATTCGCAGCCAAACTTGTTGGTTTACGTCATTCAAAGGCTAGAATGTTCGGCAAATGGTTATTCTATCAAACCATGTTCAACTGGCCTACATATTGGCCTGGATTGAAGAGCGCAACCGTGATGTGGCTAACTGGAGATATTGAGAAGAAAAGTTGGACCGAGTGAGGCGGAGGCGTACAGCAAGCGGTTTAGGGCGAAGTGTGATAAAATTAGAGGAGGATGAAAGATGTTTAGGAAAATTGTATTGTCATTGTCATTGACGGAAGAGGAACATGATGCCTTAATGCGTTCTGCTGCCGCAGACATTCGAGAAATGAGGGATCAAGCGCGCTATTTGTTAAGGGAGCAACTTGAGCAAAGAGGCTTCTTAGAGAACCTATTATCCTCACAGGAAAAAGGCGAATTGCCTGAGGCGGCAGAATGAATGAAGAATTTACAACCGAGGAATATGCTAAAATATATAATCCTGGACTGAATTATGTACCCGGGTATGTTGACAAAATAGATAAATGGACCGGGGGAGCATTGATAATGCTTCGGAAAGATAATTGCGAATATTGTCATAAAGATAATTATTGTGATTTTGATTCATGTGTGTTTTGTGGCGCACCATTGCCTGAAGCGCGGTCTGTAAAAACTGTGGTATAATTTTATCCGTTGAATATGGGGGCAAGACGTAAACTGAATACTGTCTGACCGCAAGTCAATGCCACAGGCTCGTAAGAGCGGCTAATAGAGGCGGGCAGGCGAAGCGCACATAGGCTAGAAAGATACAGCGGCGCATTGTAGGAGTTTCGGCTCCTGCGGTGCGTCGTTTTTTTTACCTGGAGGGATAACATGCCCTGGAAAGTTTTTGAGACAGGAACAGACGACAAGAAATTCTGCATTCATAAACTTAATGATGATGGCAGCATGGGCGAGAAAGTGGCCTGCCACGCCACGATAGAGACTGCCAAGGAGCAGATGCAGGCGCTCTATGCCAATATGCCAGAAGGCGAGAAACGCGCCAAGGCGATGAGCCTCACCGAGCAGGTGCGGGATATCGAAGCCGCTTGGAATCAGCAACATCCTATGCAACCAAAGCCGATGATCGAAGCGGGCTGGATAACCGAGGTCTTCGAAGATTATGCCATTGCCTACGTGGATGGAAAGTATTACAGAGTTCCTTTCACTGTCGTTGAAAACGAGATCATATTTGCTATGACCGATTGGGTTGAGGTCGAGGAAAAGAAAGAATGGATCGAGAAGTCTAAGAAACTAAAACTCAAGTCTCACAGCATGCGCGTCAAGGTTGCAGTGGGGAAAAAGCACATTATCAGACGCAGCACAACTATCGAAGAGACCACCAAGCGCGCCAAAGCCTTCGACGAATACAGCGAAGACGCGGTCTTCAATGTCCTCGGAGTTCCATTCGGCGGCCACCTGGAGGGGCGCGATAGAGAGGGCGAAGCATTCACCAAATCGACCGATACGTGGCTCAACGTCGGGGACAGCGTGCCATGTACGTATTACCATGGCTTCGGCCCCGACGACCCCGAAGAGGTGCAGGACCCACCCGTCATCATCGGGCGGGCCAAGTTTACGGGTAGCGACAAAAGGGGTCACTGGTTCGATACGCGGCTCGACCCCGACGAGCCGTTGGCGGCTCGCCTGCTCGAAGATGGAGCAGAGTTGCGGGCCTCGACCGGCGCAGTCTCCCACCTGGTGCGCATGAAGGCCGGCGGCCTGATTGCAGTCTGGCCGGTGGCAGAGCTGGCCCTGTTCGACGTGAACGATTGGAGACAGCCGGCTAATGACTTAGCCGTTGTTGA